ACTGCTTCTGCTAACACTGGATGTGTTGCACCTGAAGCTCCTTGAAATGGTTCTGTTCTGTTTTCATATTTAAATCCTAAAAGATCTAAACCTGTTTTGTAAGATTCTTCCCAATCTTTTCTAGAGGCTTTATAGTCCATATAGTTTTGCACCATGTCGTTACCAACGGGTGCTAAAACATCATCAGGTAAAAGTTCTGCTAAATTGTCAAAATGATTTTCTGTGCCAGGTATATTTACAGCGCCTGGTTCGTAATCAATAGTCGCTCCACCATCTTCTTCTGGTATAACTTCTATCGGTCCTTTTGGATCTTGTCCTTCTTGTTCCTGAACAGCTACTTCTTGTAATTCCGCATCTGACGGAATCTCTTCTTTGTTTCTAGTGTTCGGGAGTCCTTTGTCTATTTCTGCCATATGTTACTCCTATATATTCTTAACACGGTTTTTTAAAGATCGCAACCCTTGTGAGTCAGGATTCATTGATACTGTTTGTGGACCCTCATCTATACCAGCTAATTTAGCAATACCACCGCCTGCTAGACCAAATGGTTTGAGAAATTTATTTTCTTGAGAAAATGCTACAGCTGGATTATCCACAGCTCTTAAATTTAATAAATCTTCTTGTCTGCCCTCTTCAAATTTAGGGAACACTTTACCCATAAACACTGGTCCTTTAGATTCTAATTTTTGTATTTCTGCAGCTTTTATAGCTTCGTCAAGATCTTTTTTTGTGTCTTGAAATTTACCTGATGCCATATCTCCAAGAATGGTATCTTCCATACTTAATCCAACAGGTGGCTGGCTTCTATAATTTATGAGAAGATTCTCTAGATTTTTTTGTTCATCTTTTAATTTTTGTTCTGCTCTTATGGCTTGGTCTGTTTGTAACATCTCATCATCAGGACCAACAAACTGATCTTTGGGTTGTTCTCTAAAAGCTTTAACCTCCTCTGCCAGGTTACCAACTTTTAGATCTTGTTTTAAGATAGTATTTAATGTGTTGGTTTGATCTAAAACATTTTTTATACCTGCAAGTTTATCATCCGTCATACCTGGTAATGTGCCAAATCTTTTTAGTAGTTCTTTATTTGGATCTATTTTTGTTTTCTCTCCAAGTGCATAATTAAACAAACTATCACCTATTGTTTCTTTAAAAGTTTTACCTGTTGTTAACATATCATAGCCAACAATACCTGCCTCAGCTGCAGCGGTAAAAGCTACTGCAGCAGGGCCAAACAGACCACTTAATGTAAAGGCACTACCGAGTGATCTACCCGCTCTTAAAATCTGTGTTGCTAATTTTGCATCATTAGAATCTAATTGTGCACCTGACTTAATTATTGTTTCTAGTTTATTACGTCCTTTAAGTGCACACTCGGTTGGACCACCATTGCTTCGCAAGATTCTACCACCTGCCGATTTACCACAACCAAGTTTTTCTAACAACGCAAGAACTGGTTGTGCTTGTTTTGTAATTGTTTTCTCTTTTGATTTTAAACTTTTAAAAGATACACCTGCTTTTTCAAACTCTGACTGTAGGTTTGGATCGTTTATAAATTTAAAAACTCTATTATAAATATCACTAAAACTTCTTTGAGATAAATCTGTTTTTAAATTAAAAGGCTCTGCACCATAGTCTATAATTTTACCAGTCTTTGTAATACCACCAAACTCTTTTGGTAAATAACTTTGTAAGTTTACAATTGTCTCCAGTGCTTCTTTATTTTTTGTTGCATACGCTTGACTCAAAGCTTTATCAAACTGTGCCTTAAAAGCACGTTGATTTAAAAATTCAGGAATAGGTCTAAGTTTAATTAAATCTTTAGGAGATACACCTTCTTTTAATTCTCTAAGAAAACTTAAAGGAACAACGTGATCTAGATTAGCTGCAAAAAATTTACCATATTGTGTTTTTTTAATTTTATTATTTAAAGTATAAAAGTCATCTAGTTTTTTTAATAGAGGTTTTAAATCTTCATCACCTTTGTACGCATCTATTACAAGATTTTTTACTCTATCTTTTAATGGGACTTTAGTATTTTTTATAGTGTCATGCACAGAATCAAGTTGATTCATATTAAAATCTTTTAGATACACAGCACCCTGATCACCAACTCTTTTATAAATATCTGTATACAAACCTTGTAAATTTTTAATAACAGAACCTTCAGGTATTTTTAATGCCTTACCAATCTGTTCTATTGTTGCGTTTTTATTATTTAATAAATAATTAAATGTCTCTATTTTTTTACTACCTATATCTGCTAATTGTTTTTTAGCAGATTTAATACCACCCTCCTGCATGGCTGCAGTTTTTGTGTAGTTTTTAAATAGATCTGTTTTTTTAAATTTATTAAATTCTTTTTTTAATTCTTCCAGAGGTCCAGATTTTAATTTTTTATCAACTACCTTCATATAGGGTTCCGCTGTATAAGATAGGGCAGGAGTAAAATTACCAGCTTGAGTTTTACTTAAAACAAAACGAACTCCTTTACCGTCAAGTTTGTTAACTCTATTTAATTTGTCTATTTTTTTTCTTGCTTCTTTTAAAGCTAATCTATCATCAGCCATAATGACGTGGTCAGGTATGGGTCTACCACCTTTTTCTGTAGTCACACCTGTTTCTTTCATTTTAGCATAACCTTGTCTAGTGCCACCAAAACCTGGTTGCACTAACATACCACCATCTGCTTTATTAAACCTTTCACTTGCTTCTTGAAACATTTCTCTGTCTAATGCTTTTTGTGGTCTGTCAATTTGGTCTGCTGTAGTTATTTCACCCTCGTCAAAGAGTTCCATGATTTCTATAATTTTAATATCTTTCATTACTCTCCTAACATGTAGGCGACACCACCACCTGCTCGTTTAATTTTTTGTTGAGGCATGTCTGATGCTTCTTCTATAATTTCTTTTTTAATTAGCTCACTAATCTCATCAGCGTCTGCTGGTGTGCCATCTCTATCAAAGTCTACTCTGTATTCATCATACTCATCTGCTGGTGTTCCTTGTGTGGTTTCATCACCTTTTCCTTTTTTATAATCCATAACGGTTCTGTCTTCTATGGTGTCAAAAGCTTTGTCATCTGCAACTCCAACACCCCCTTTTTCTTTTACAATCTGCATATCACCTGTTCCAATGTCTTCTGTTAATGTATACTCAGACCCATCTTTACCTTTGTAATTATATTCGTTTACTCTTTCTTGAGGTTTTACTTTTGACTCTTTACCAAGTAATTTAATTTTGTTTGCAAGGTCAAAAAAATATTTTGGGGGTGCCTTAGCTACATCTGTAGCTGTTTCTTTTATAACCTGTTTAGCAACTTCTTTTTTAGGCGTTCCTATCAAACCAGATTTAATTGCAGCGATCGTTGCAGCGAGACCACCCATGACTTTTAAAAACGCACGCTTGCTTGGGCTGCCAACTTTAAAACCAATACGTCCACCTTCTGAGTTTTCTTTACGACCTTTTTCTTTCTTAAGATTCCTTAATTCTATTCTTTGATTAATGTCATTAGCAATTTGTTGCATCTTAGCGTCTAGATTCGGATCCATTTGTTTCATATATTTTGCAAACTCTGCTGCAATTTCAGGATCAGATATATCTATCATGCCAGTCTCTTCGATACTTTTTAAAGTCTTTTTAGGTTTAACTAACTTTTCTACGACTTTTTTACCCACTCTAAATCCTGCACGTCCACCTGTTGCCAGTCCTTCAATCAACGGTTTGCCTTGTTTTAAAAGATCAACAACATCACTAGCACTTAGACCATACTGCTCCATGACGTAGTCCACTTGACCAGATTTACCAGATCCTAACATCATCTGTATGTCTTTGTCTGATACACCAAATCTTTTCATCTGATTTACGAAATCACCAACAGTGTTTTTGGCATCTTTACCTGGTGTGAGAGTTATACCCAAGTTTTTTGTTTCTTCATCAAACTTTGCTGCTCTTGCAAGTGGAATTGCATCATCACCACTTCTAACATTTAAATCTCTACGAAAAGGAAATTTTTTCATCATTTGAAACTCCCTTAGAATCTCTGGATCTCTTAACAGTTGATTTTTAATACCTACAAAGTCACCCTTCTTAGTAGCCTCTGTTATATTTTTATCTATGGATTTTGTTAACATGTCTTTCTCATCCTGTGTGCCACCCAGGATAGGTTTTTTAGGATCTAATCTTTTTTCTGGATCTGTGATAGGTATAATTTCTGCATCTGTTTTCTTTAACGTGTCACCAAATTTTTTCGCAAAAACCTGATCCTCTATATTCTTAACAAATCCTAACGCTTGATTTAAATCTTTTTCTGTTTTGATTAGATTAATATCTAACCCTAGATTTTTCATTTTAGTTTCTAAAGCATCGTATGAAAACTGCACTGCCTTTGCAGAAGCTATAGCTCCTTTTTGATTAAAGAGTTGTTTTTGCAAATATTTTTTAACAATAGGGTTCATTAATAATAATTCCTTTTACGTTGTTCGACCTTCTCGTCGATATAATCTTCAGGGTGTCCGATCAGACCGCCCTGTCTGAATCGCATAATAGCCTGTGTTGTAGAGTCAACCAGGTCATCATGATCACCATAAGGAAACGCAGCGCACTCTTCGATAACGTCGTCTGCGAATTTCTGCTCAGGCGCATATATCATACCAGATTCAAACAGAGGTGCAACAGCATTTACACGAGCATGCTTGTCGTTTCCTTTGCTTGGACTAAAATTTACTACCGGTATATCCATCTGTCTAAGCTCGTATGTTAATGGCAATCCCGATGCTTTGGCCTCAATTATAACTGTTTCAGGCTTCCAATAAGAATATTGTTCAAGGGCCAATCTCCGTAGTTCAGGAAACTCGTATCTACCTTTTACAGCATCTAACAGTATTAAACAGGCTGGACTATCCTCGTTTGGATAGAATATACCCCAAGTAGTAATAGCTGAATAGTCTGCTGTTTCTTTTTTAAGAAAAGCTGTATCGTAAGATTGTATCACGTGTTGTAATTGTGGTATCTCGTCATCAGTGTACTTCATCCACCATTCACGTTTTAATATTGCACCCTCTTCTGCTGTTGGATTCTGCATCCACTGTGCATTCCATTTGCCCGTGGGCAGTGTTGCTTGAACCTTTTCTAATTCA